AGCGGGCGTGCGATCCTAGCGCAACAAGCTGGCGGCGCGGTACAGAATGAGCCGCTAGCGGACTCGTTGCGCATGTGGTCGAGGCGCGTTTATGAAATGTGCTGGATGGCAGCGCGGGAATACTGGACGGGCGGCAAGTGGGTCCGGGTGACGGACAGCCTGAACGATACAAAGTGGGTCGGCATCAACCGGCCGGTGACGGTGCAGGACGAACTGGCGGCTATGCCGCCGCCGCAGCGTGCCATTGCTATGCAGAGTATGGGCATTGTGCCGGGCGATCCGCGATTGCAGCAGGTCATCCGAATTGAGAACGACATCACCGACCTTGACGTGGATATTACCGTCGAGGAAGGCCAGAACCTGCCGACTATGGAAGCTGAAACATTCCAGACGCTCGTGCAGCTCGCCAGCGTCCAGCCTGGGTTGATACCGGGCGACGTGCTGATCGCTGCGTCCTCGCTGCGCAACAAGGCTGACCTGCTTGATCGGATGAAGCAGCACCAGCAGCAGATGCAGCAGCAGCAGGCCGCGCAGGCCCCGCTGGTGCAGGCGCACGCCGAGGCGCAGGTCAAGGCGACGCAGGCCAAGGCAGCGGCAGACGGCGCTCTCGCGGCGGAGAGGATACACAACATCCACAGCGAGTTCAGCGCACCGCCATTCGGCCAGCCGAACGTGGCGCCTGATCCTCCGTCAGCGCCTGGCACGGTCGAGCCGCAGATGCACCCCGCTATGCAGGACGCGCACGACATGGCCGACCTGCGGCAGAAGCAGACAGCGGCGCATGTCAATCAAGCCACAGTGCTGCACAAGATGGCCCAGGCGCACCAGGCTATGCAGCCACCGCCACCACCGAAGGCGAGCAAATGAGCATCAGTCTAGCGGATGCCGTTCGGCGCAAGACAATCCGGCGTCGCAAGCGGGATGAGCGGATGCGGAACGATGTGCGGCGTGAAGCTCGGCGCGAAGAACAACGCAGGCGATTGGAAGCGTCTCCATCTTATGCGCTTGTTATGGAGGGCAGGGCCATGCTGCGCAATTGGGCCATGGACAAGTTGCGGACTGACATCATTGCTGCTTTAGGATCGCCGGCATGACCAGACAGACTGCCCCATTTGCCACGACGCAGGAGGTTGCCTACGCTGCCTCGCTGGATGCGGTAGACGCAGCGGAAATCGCGGCCTCGACCACCAATCTGGGCCATGTCGTGCTGTCTGGCCCTCTGTCGCTCAGTGCCGCAGATACGATCACAGCCAAGGCTAGCGGTACGCACGCTGACGGAACGCGATTGACGGCAGGCGTCAACAATGTCTCGGTGGTCGCGACGAAGGCGGATGCTGTGTTGCTGCCGGCGATGACACCCGGACAAGTGTGCATCATAGCGAACTCTGGCACGGCTGACGCCCAGGTATTCGGTGCGGGAACCAGCACGATTAACGGCGTGGCAACGGATACTGGCGTCGGCCTGGCGGCGGGAAAGACGGGCATTTTCGTGGCCGTGACCGCCGGCAAAATCTTCGGCGGCTCGCTCGCGGCGATTGCGTTCCTGCTGATGTTACTGCCGTCGCTGGCTAGCGCGCAGACCGTGACGATGGCCGATATCTCCGGCGTGATCGCCTCGGGAGGCGTGGCGCAGGCGCTGGCGGCTGCCTTCCCGAACCGCCGCGGTTGCGTGGTGCAGAACCTCTCGACCGGCGATCTATGGATTTCGGACCAGGGCACTGCTGCGGCGTCTCGCCCGTCGTTCAAGGTTCCGGCCGGCGCACAGTTCGCATGCGGCAGTCCGGCCTCGGCCGTCGCGCCAGGCGCGGCATTGAGCATATTCGGGGCAACGACCAACCAGGCGTTCAGCGGGCGGGAGTGGTAAAACGTGGCTCAGACGGAACTCGACGCATTCCTGGCCGATCCGGCAGAGGCCGCAGCAGCGCCCCCAGAGGCACCGCAGGCGGCTCCCGCTGCGCCAGAGGCGCCAACCCCACCCCAGGAGACCAAGCCTACCCAGGCCGCATCTAAGCCCGAGGAGGATACGGAAGCCGATCCGCCCGCGCCACGTGAGGGCGATGAGATCGTTCCGAGGAATGCATACGAGGCCGAGCGGCGTCGAAGGCAAGATTGGAAGGAACGTGCGGTCAGGCACGAGACCGAGGCGGCCGAGCTACGCAAGCAGCTTGATGAGTTGAAGCGCGCAGCCGCGTCCCCGCCGCCGGCTCCGCAGCAACCAGTGGCGACGCTTCCGCAGTTGCCGGACCCGAATGTCGATCCCATCGGTTACGTCCAACAGGTCACCGCGCGCCAGCAGCAAGCGATGCTGAACGAGCGGCTGAACTTCTCCGAGATGATGGTCCGCGACAAGATAGGCACCGAGAAGCTCGACGGCTACGTGACCGAGTTCAAGCGCGCCATGGAGACCGACCCGACGCTGGGCGGAAAGTTGGCAGCGCAGGCCCATCCGTATGCCTGGCTGGTCAAGGAAGTCGATCGGCTGCGCGTGCTGCGCGAGGTCGGCGACGATCCGGCGTCGTTCCGCGAGCGGCTGATTGCCGAGGAGCGCGCCAAGTGGGAAGCCGAGGCCAGCGCGCCGCAGCAGCCGACGCAGGCGCAGACCGTCATTGCCAATATGCCCCGCTCGCTCGCCACCGCGCGCAGCGTTGCGTCCCGCAGCGCCTCGGTATTCACCGGGGACCCGTCTTTGCAGGATGTGCTGGGCCATCGTCGCTAACCCGTCGCCGGGGCACTTTCGGGCGTTGCGTGCGTTGATCGTCGCCGGATCGTTAATCGGGCGTTGAGCCGCAGCCGAGCTACATCGGCTGAAGTCGTCGCCGGACTAATCGCGGGCGTTCCCGACACATATCCCCTTTATCAGGAACCCCAACCATGACCGCCACGGCTGACATGGTGGTGACGACCGCACGCGCCGGTCTTACACCATCGCAATGGTCCACTGACTTCTTCCGCGAATACATCCGCGGGAACCAATTCACCAGATACTTTGGCACCACGGCTGCGTCTATGATCCAGCTTCGCGACGAACTGACGCGCAAGCCTGGCGATTCGGTCGTGTTCGGAGCTGTCCGGCGACTGACGGCAGCAGGCGTCACCGGAAACACGACGCTGGAAGGCCAAGAGGAGCAGTTAAACTCTCGTTCTCTCAAGGTCACTGTCGATGTCATTCGCCACGCCATCGCGGTCACCGACTGGGACGAGCAAAAATCCGTCATCGATCTGCTCCAGGCCGGTCGCGACGGCCTGATGGACTGGGCGGTCGAAAAAATCCGCGCGGATATTATCGCGGCCCTCGGTGCAATCACCATCGACGGCAGCACGAGCGGTGCACTCGGCGCCGTCACTGACGCTCAGTGCAATTCGTGGCTGACCAACAACGCTGACCGCATTCAATTCGGGGCAGTAGTCGCGAACTCGGTGTCCAACGATTGGTCAACTTCTATGGCGACGCTCGACAACACCGCCGACCTGATGACCGCGGCCACGCTGTCTTTGGCCAAGCGTCGCGCTCGTACCGCAAGCCCCCATATCCGGCCGATCCGCCTCGAAAACGGCGAGGAATGGTATGTGGCTCTGATGCCCAGCCTCGTTTTCCGTGACTTCCGTAAGGACGCCAACGTTCTTGCGGCCAATCAGTACGCACAGACGCGCGGCGATAGCAATCCGCTGTTTGCCGGTGGCGACCTGCTATGGGATGGCATTGTCGTGCGGGAAATACCGGAGATTCCGGTGTATGCGGGAGGCGGAACCAACGCACACGCGACGCTTGATACGGCGTTCACGTTCCTCTGCGGGGCACAGGCGGTGGGCATCGCATGGGCACAAAAGACCCAGGCGAGGACCAACAATCGCGACTACGGATTCCAGCATGGCGCTGGCATAATGGAAATCCGCGGCGTGCAGAAGCTGCGTTTTGGTAAGCACGCCACCGTCGACACGACCACGCCGGTTGATAACGGTGTATTTACGATCGTTACCACGGCTGTTGGCGACGCTTAAGCACTGAGGAGAGAGCAAATGAGCGGAACCCAACTCGACGAACCTCTGACTGACGCTGAAGTTGCATCGCTCGCGCAGCGTGGCCTGCTGTTCGACAACATCGTGGAGAACACCCAGGCGCGTGACGAGGCTTTGGCGCGTATGGCGGCGGCGACAGAAGGCGACGACGATGCGATGGCCAGTCGTCTCGATGCGGCGCGCAAGCACGTAGCCGTAAAGCGCAAGGAGATGCTGGCAGAGGCTGCTAAACAGAAGGAGGTGCCACTGACGGATAGGCAGAGGGCAGAGCGCGACGACCGCATGAGGCTGCACGACGAGGCGCAGAAGCGCGCGGCGGCGCAGCAGGCAGCGGCGGCGCAGCAGGCGGCAGCATCTAGGTCGCCACCGTCTGTTGCGACGCCAGCACCGCCGGCGGGAGCTAACACGGCCGACCCAGGTCGCGTGAACCTCGGCGCTGGTATGCTGCGGTTCTGACGTGACTGTTCTCGTCCCTACCTTTGACGAGTTCACCGCTGGTGGGGGTACGCCGCCCTCCACCAGCGGTGTGGCTGCTGATAGCAGCAACGTATCTGCACTCGCGGAGCAGGCTCTACGCCGCCTTGGCGTGGCAATCGTGCCGTTGGCTGATCGGCAGACCCTTACCGTGGGTTTGCCGCTCACGCTGATTGCCGACAACGCCCTGATCGAACTTGGGGTGATAGCTGCGGACGAAACGCCATCGACCGCCGACCACGCATACGCTGTCATCAAGGCGAATGCCGTTCATACCAGCATCGTGTCGCAGGCGCTGGCCTGGTGGGACGATGGAGGCATCCCCGATGCGATCGCCGAGGAATACACGAAGATGACGGCGGCGCTCATGGCAACGTCGTTCGGTAAGTCGGCTGATCCGCAGGTCTACTCAATGCTGGAGGGCCGCATACGGCGGTTCGCTCTGGTCATGTCAGCGCAGGATCAGGCGACCGATGCGGTGATGGGCGTGCATCGCGATCTGACGGCTCGCGGGCTGGCGCGGTGGACCGTGTTCGATATTCCTCCAGAGGTCGGGGATGCGTATGTGATGCTCGCTGCCAATACCCTAGCGCCGCTGTTCGATAAGAAGCCTGACCCGAACGACGACCGGCAGGCGAACCGCGCGCTGGCGCAATACATCGCGCTACCGACCTCTGGCGAGCGCGTGCAGGCCGAATACTTCTAGGGGGCTCAGATGGTTTATCGCCTCAGATATGCTGGTTATATCACCGACATGGGGC